GGATTACGAAGACGACCCTTTTCAATTGAAGTTGTAGGAAATTCCGCCGCTGGAAAATCCACATATTTGAACCAAATTATTGATGTATTATTAGCTTCGCAAGAATTGGATTTGGACCTGTCACGTCGATATGTAAAGACCTCAAAAGACCCATATTTGTCTGGTTGGTTAACAAGCCATTTAACCATGACAATGGACGATTTTGGGAATGAGGTTACAGATAGTAATGGAAAGGACACAGACATTGGACGCATGGTAATTGATGTTGTAAATAACCAGGTATATGTACCTAACATGGCAGAATTAGAACAAAAAGGAAGTATGTTCGTAGAGCCAGAATTGTTTTGTATCACCACAAATGTGAAAGATTTACATGCACGCAAATTGTCAGCTTGTCCTATATCTATACAAGGACGTATGAATTACATTATTAACATTGAACCTGTGTCGAAATATAAAAAGACATCAGAAGTTGGTGTGGCTCTTGGCATAGACATTGAGAAAGTTCGTGAAAGCCAGAGATTGGACCCACCCAAAACACCATTTGATGACAGAGTTTGGAAAGTCACAATTCAGCGTTGTGTTCAGGAAAATCCTGGTGATGGAGTTGAATCGCTTGGAAAGTATGTTACCGTTCGCAATAAAAACGGAAAACTTCTTGAGAATGTAAATTTTATTGAAGCAGCAAATTTCCTAGTTGACGAATTTAACACACACCGCCAAGTACAACGAGAGATTGTGGAGTCAGCAAATAAATGTAGATCTGAAGCAAAACTTTGTCCTGTTCCAGGATGTAAACAATTGCAGCATATGTGTTTAAAACATGACACTAATGCAGAGACTAGCCATACAGAGTTGATAGCGCGAGATGGGCCAATACCTATGTCGCAGATTCATGCTGTAGGCCGCAATTTGCCGGTATTTCGCCCACCACGAGTGAGAGAGATGCCCACCACGGCAGATATTGCAGTTGAAGAATATTTGGAACAGTTCGAGAATGATTCTAGTATAACGGATTCACAATTTGACACACAATCGGGAATGTTGAGTGATATGAAGGAGTTGTTTTACCCAACTTTGGACAGTATAGCATTTGATGCTCTCTCTGATTGGAGAATATTGACCATGACTTGGCTAAGGATTTGTTTACCAGCTTTACGATATGTTGTTGTCAAATGGTTTCGATTTATTGCTGATGATTCTATGTTTTACTTTGTACCAGGATTTATTCTACGACAGCCAATTGTAAAGAGATTTATATTCACACGACGATTGCAGACAGCATTTAACAGTTGGACATTGAGATTCCAATTGTTATTTGTATTGTTGGCAACATTTTGGTTAACTAACAAGGTGTTGGATCACGGTGTGTTATGGACTATTCTCATTTTGACAATTATGAGTTGTGTAGCTTTACGGTACATTTATGTAACAACTGAACAGTATATTGCGGATCGTATGATACAGACTGAGGTAAGGATGTCAGCGTATATTGGTGAGCGTCAATCAAGGAATTTAAAGATTTTTGCTCAAGCCATACCGTTTGTGTTTATAGGATATCAAGTGTTGAAAGTATGTAGGTCTTACCAATCAATTAAACAAGGTGATCTTGAACCCAAGAGTATTGAAGAGGTTGAAAAACGCGACAAAGAAGCAACAATATGGACAGATGTAGCAACTCGTGAATTACCATTGTCCGCAGTGAATAAAACTACCACAACATCAGTGTTGGAAGGATTGGTAGAGAAAAATTTATTGTATTTGACTATTTTTGTAAATGGAGAAAGATGGATGGCCAATGGATTTATGGTAAAGACCAATGTTATTGCTATACCAGATCATTATGTGAAGACAGACGCCTTTGAAATTATAGCTAGGAAGAAAAATCCAGATGCTAACGGCGGCAAATTTTCCACAATGTTGCACAAGAAGCATTCATATTTGATACCAAATACAGATATTAGATTGTTTTACACAGCGTCAGGAGGATCATTTAGGAATATGATCAAACATTTTCCCTTGAAAGTTATAGGCAATGTTCCATTTAGAATGTCTTGGAGAGAGAATACAGGCACTCTTAGACAATGGAAAGGTCGTTTGTCTTCCCCATGGTCGGTGCGCACATGTGTATCGTTTACAGGAGCAAGTTACATTTCATTGTCTGGAAACACCTTTGGGGGCCTTTGTGGTGCAACGCTTGTATCTGATACAGGCACAGCATGTATATTAGGCTTCCATTTAGGGGGAGTAGATAAGACGCCAAAAGGTGTATGTGGTTTATTTTCGCAGGACCAGTTCGAAGCTGGTGTCTCCCATTTAAATAGAACGTTGGGAGTAGTATTAGGAGCAGACGAAAATAAATTACCACAGAAGTGCTTTGGACAGGATATAGATTTTACCACGGACACACCGCACGAAAAGAGTCCGGTAAATTATATGCCTCATGGATCACAAATATGTTATCATGGATCATTTCCTGACCGTAGCACATCCAAGTCTAATGTTATTGACACTCCAATAAGTCATCTGGTGGCAATGGAATGTGGTGTATCGAATACATACCATAAACCAAAGATGCGACCAGAATGGTTTGGGTATAGCACAGCATTGTCAAATATGTCCATTCCTGGGAAGCCATTCCAAGCTGACTTATTGCAGAAAGCAGTTGAATGTTATCAAACCCCCTTAAAGAAGCTGGTGAGCAGAGGTGGGTTGTTCAATAATATACGACCGTTAACTTATGATGAAAACTTGAATGGTATTGATGGGAAAAGATTTATAGATGCTATGAAGTTTAAAACAGCTATAGGTTTTCCATGTACAGGAGCAAAGAGTAAATATCTAGAAGTAGATACTCCAGGACATCGAGTATTTAATGAAGATGTAAATAAAGAAATTGCACATATGGAGGAGTGCTATAAGAGGGGTGTGCGAGCCTACCCTATAATCAAGGCATGCAAGAAGGACGAAATTTTACCAAAGGCAGATAAATGCCGCATATTTTGGTCAAACCCAGTCCATTTGACATACATGATTAGGAAATACTATTTACCACTTTGTAGAGTATTGCAAATGAATCCACTTGAAGCTGAGTGCGCAGTGGGCGTTAATGCTATTTCGAACGAGTGGGAACAGTTAAACCAATTCATTATGACACACGGAAAAGACCGCATTATAGCGGGCGACTACAGTAAGTATGACCAGAAAATGCCGACGCAAATGATTTTGGCA